TTTACACCCAACTTGAAGGAAGTGCTGAAACGAACTTCATCGTTATCCATTGAATACCACAATTTGAAAGCACTTTCGTACTCATCCAAAAGGTCAGTACCCAAGTAGATATTAGAAACCCTTATGGCTACGATGTCGTTAGTACCATTCAGACCCGGTACGGCTACAACTTCAACGTTAGTGCCGGGTAGGAAGAATGAACTGTTCGCAGGGTTATTCACTTGATAGTGGAACATATTATCGTTCTTCAGGGCAATGGTGTAGGTACGGAAAGTATCCATGCCACAGAAAATCTTCAGATCATCTTTATCAACGATGGCAGCAGGTACGCCCTTGTAGATGCTATCGAAGATGGCTACTACGTTGGCTTCCGTGATTGACGTCTCTACACTTCCGTGAATGCCTACACTATTAGCGTTTACAACGGATGCACCTGCATCTGTGATCAGCTTCAGCAGACCATTGAACTTGTTCAAATTAGCGTTCCCACTACCAGTATCACCCTGCCAAATTGCAGTTTCCAACTGGGATGCAATTTTTTCAGATTTACGGTCAGTCCATTGTGCAGCGAAAGCTACGGTATCATAGTTGCTACCTGCCGGGAGAGCCTTTTGAAGGTAGTATGCTTCAAGGTTTTTCGGGCAGATTGATTCGGTAACTTTCATTTTACCAACGGTCACAACTCTCTGCGTGATAGTGGTAGTACCGCTTGCAGTATATCCGCAACCATCGGATTGAAAGTTAGCATCCGTTTCCATTACGTTAATGGTTTCAGATGATTTCACACCTACCATTACGTTACCTTGATCGGAAATAAGTTGTGCAGTTTTTGCACCCAGTACAGACGAAGATACAAGGAGTTGTTCGTTCTCCTTTACGTATGCCGTCAATGTTCCAAGACTAAAAGCCATGTTGATTGATTTTTATTTGTTTTTGAAATTTTTGGCGAACTCTAAAAAGTTGGAAATCTTTTGCTCACGTGTGACATTTACGTGTGCATTGAAATTATTTTTTACAGGCTGAACAGGATCAGCGGAAGGAATCTCCATCAACTTTACCACGATATCGGCAACCTCTTTAACTTTGTTTTCGGCATCTTTAATAGCTGCCATAAATTCAAGTTTAGATGCAGCAAGATTAGATTTAAGTTCTTCAGCCTGTGCTTCAAGTTGTGCTATTTTAGCTTTCATCTCTTCTTCAGCGGAAGGTGCTTCAGGCATAACTTCAGGAACAGAAATAGCAGTAATTACTCCACCTTCGTCAACCGTGATAGTAGTGCCATCAGCCAGTTTGTGATCCCCGGCAGGTGCAGGTGTGGCAGAACCATCTTCAGCCATAACGCTGACCATACCACCTATTTCAAGTTCGGATATCAGGACTTTTGTTCCACCTTCGAGGACATATTCCTTTGCTTCCATAGCAACAGGATCAGGAGTAACCTCCGCAGGGATAACAGGTGCAGCATCTCCGAAAAGTTGCTTTATTTTATCAAGTGCTTCTTTAGGTGTCATACGACATTATTTAGATTTGATTTACTTATGATGCAACATAGATTTATTTACCTTCAGGTTCTACAGGTTCACCCTTCAAAAAAGAATCATCACTATTAGTGAAAAGGTTCTTAAGCATATAGGATACACCTGCCGTCAATGCCATCCAACCTGCTGCCTTAAGTTGCTCAAATGTGGGCAAAGAACCTGAATCGATAACTGGAATGACTGCCGTAACGATAGCGGAAATGATAGCTACGATAGCACCTTTAGCAAGGTCTTTAAAATTGAGATTAAAAAACTGACTCATATTTATTGGTTTTAGTTAACTGCTTTACGTGATGCTACTACCTGCCGTCTCCGTGCTGCTTCGGATAAATTAAGTTGACGGATAACATAGTTAGTACCTGTACGATTATGGTTAGGTCGTGCTGCCCATTGCTTATAATCTTCACCTGATATAACTACATTACCTTGTGCTACTACCACGCCAAGACTATCTGTTAACTTATAATATAACGTAGCGGAAGATTCGAAATCGTCATAAGCAGATACTACATCTATATTATTAGCATCGTACTGCTTACCATCGTTCCATATCTTTATTTCCTTTATAGGACGTTTGTTGGGTTTAGTGGTAGTATCAACTCCGATAGATGTTGAATCTTGAGCAGTTGCATTAATTGCAACAAGTGTAAAAAGTGCGATAATTGTTTTTTTCATATTTGTTTAAGTATTTTAATGATTGCTTCCATCTTCATATCTTCTTCGCTTTTAGACCTTGCATAGTTAAAGATTCCTTCTACGGAAAATCCTTTAACCTTACCTTCCTTCACCATCTTCCATACTTCATCATTTTCTACCTTGAATGATCCGAACCATGAACCATCAGGCACATCTTCGAAACCTTTCATACCACCAATACCACGTGTGCTATCTTTTATCCAACTTTCGAACATGGTTAGACCTTCTACAGTCATACCACTATCGTGCATAATGTTTACGTTCTTCTGGTACCCTTTCTTGTAGAACTTAAGAACGATATCCTTGATGGTTTCCTTTGGAAAGTTTACGTAATATTCACCTGCATCATCACGCCTGTATATATTCGTATCTGCAAGTATCAATGCCCCGGATATTATCCTTTGTTCCTCGCTTTCAATGGCAAAAACTTGACGCATCTTTTCAGCTTGTCGAATCTTGCTTTCTGCCCATGACAAAGCAGATGCACCACCCCATGCATCATACATCAACTGTCCGCAACCGTCACCATAACCTTTAGATTTCTCTGCATTATTTTTATGACGGGAAAGGAATGAATACATCCTCTTAATGGTGTCTAATGAAATAGATTCACCATTGGCTAACTGATTCGCTCTAATCTTTCCAACAGGTGTACCGCATGATCCCCAACCATTTTCTTCTGCCCACTTTATTGCAGCTTTAGCATTATTCTTGACTGCATCCGGATAATCGGAATAAGATTCAGCGAACTTATCACGTTCACTCCATTTACTATAGCAAATAGCTGCTGCTTGATCTTGTTCATATCCTTCTTCGCCAACAAGTACACCTATACACCTTGAAATAAATTCTGATTCAGTTTCAGTTGCACCGGGTTCTACAAAGATTTCATCTGAACTAAAAGCAAGAAAATTCTTTTCAATGGCAGGTTTATCAACAAGTGCCACGAAATCTACCTGAAGGTCTGATTCCTCATCTTCGGATATCAGTAGTTTATATACTGGAAGGTCTGCCATCTGTTATAAATAGATTTAATTTGATATTTGTGCAATTAACCCAACCTTGCTGCTCTGTTCAATCTCCGTATTCTTTCCTGTCCTGACGTGATATCTGATTCTACTACGTATGCCCTAATATTCGCAGAACCCATTTGGTTTATAGTGTTTGCAGGAAGTTGTGTAATCGTTTGTGTCAGTGGCAGCATTGGTCTAATAGGTGCAGTAGAAGATATGTTAGGTGCAGATATGGAAGGTATAGCACCACCACCACCATAACCGCCCGGAACTTGAACCTTTGCGATTTCACGTACATTCTTAATACCTGCTGCGGTAGCCACACCTGCTGCAATGACACCGAATAATGGCGCAGGTTGTATAGATGACATAGCTTGATAGGCTTTAGATGCAGACAAGTACGTGTTAATAGTTGCTTCTGCTATAGCTGCTGCTTTACCTGCTGCCGTGTTTTTACCTAACAGTTGTGCAAGTTGTCCTACCACCTGACTGTAAGCAGCAAGATTATTCATCTGCGCTTCTTTCTCTTTCTGATTAAGTGCTATACGCACATTAGTCAAAGATTCACGTTGCTTGTTATACTCTTCTTCAAGTATCACACCTTCCTTGTAGTAGGTTTCAAGATCAGACAAAGAATCATCTACATACTTTCTACGCTGATTGAATGTAAGCAGTTCATTATCTATCTGCTTCTGATTGAATTCTAAATTACGTTGTGCGATACCTTGCCTAATTTTCAGGTCAGCATCTTGTAATTCCTGTGCCTGTCTTTCCTGTAAAGCTTTACGCAGTTCAGTTTGCTTGATACCGGATTCGGTTTCCTGTACGGTTATCTCATCAAACTGCTTTTGATACTTAAGCTTTATGGCTTCTATACTCCGTACATCTTCATCTTTGATAGCATTTAGTTGTACTTCAGCTTTTACATCTGCTACCTTCTGTTGATACTCTGCTTCCTTCTTCGCTTCATCATCTGCCCTTTGTTGGTTAAGTGCTGATATCTCTGTATCTGCTTTCTTTTGCAGTTCAACCCTTAAAGCCTGTTTTATCTTTTCATTTACTTTCAGCAGATTGATTCTTTCAAGATTACTCTTTAAATCAATCTCAATAGTCTTAACTGCCCTTTGTTGCTCATCTTCTATAGACAGTAAGGTGTTTTCTTTACGGATGTCTGTAAGTTCTTTATTTGCATCCTGTTCTGCTTTCTTACGTTCTTCCGCTGCCTGTTTGGCAATATCTGTCCTTTCCTTTGCCTGTGCCTTATCTCTTTCAAGTTGTGCTGCTTTAGCGTTATTGTCTTGAATGATTAGTTCAGCGTTCAGGTCTTTTATATTCTTTTCGATATCTAAAGCAGCCTGTTTGTCAAGTCCTACTACTTCATCGAAATAACGCTGATAACTTCTCTTTCTATTTTCAAGTGCATCACGTTCAATCTTTGCAATCTCTTCAGCAGTACCACTACGTGCCTTAACCTGTGATACAAGTAGTTTTGTTTGACGATCTATAAACTCCTGTTCTGTCTTTAATCCTTCATCTGCTATTTTCTTTGATTGCTCGTTAAAACTTTTCTGTGCATTAGCTGCCCTTGTCGCTGCACTTTCAAATGTGCTAAATGCTTCTACTTCTGCACCTATAGCCACGACAAGTAAACCAATACCTGTAGCAGCTATAGCAGTTTTAAGCACCCTGAATGATACCGCAGTAGTGTTAACGGATACACCGAAAGCAGTCATAGTAGCAGCAGCTAACCTATTAGATGCTGCGTTAACCT